TGGAGAGGGAAGAGGTTTATGTGGATGGAATTGTAAGCATAGTTACTATGCTTTTGTGGATGGTTTTTCTGCAAGGACTTATACAGACGAGCAGTTAGAAGAGCTGGAAGCAAAAGAGCAGGAAGAGCATGAGTACAAAGGCAAAAGCTACAATGCATACCAGGCATCACAGGCACAACGGCAGATGGAAACGACCATGCGGGCACAGAGAGCAAATATTAAGAACCTGAAACAGGGAAATGCAGACTTGGATACCGTGATAGCAGCTCAGGCGAGATATCTTAATACACTAAGTCAGTATAAAGACTTTTCAAAGAAAATGAAACTTCCGGAGCAGATGGAACGAGTGTATATGGATGGGCTGGGGAGGATGGCTGGTAGAAGAACTGTTCAGATTGCACCAAGACGTTATAAAGATAATGAAAAGAATTTTACTACTTTTGATGGAAGAAGTCCGCAAAAGGGGAGAGATATTATAAAGCCTCATAATATTATGAAAGAAATGAATAAATCTGAAATAGGACGAGAATTATTAGCATATATACAAGAGAATGATATTCCTGTAAATATATATTATGGGGTGGATGTTGAACCAGGACGAGCAGGGACATTTGAATCAGGGACAATTAATGTATACGCTGATAATGTAAAGAAAGTGAAAGATGCAGCTCTTACTGTGATACACGAAGCAACACATGCTAAAATCAATAAGCCAAATACTAAAAACCAAGAATTAGAATGTTTTTTGAATGAATGCAGACATAGAGGTGAGAAATTGACAAAGGAGACGATTAAGGATACAATGAAATATATAGATGACATGTATCCATATTTGAAATGGGAGTGATTTTATGAATGATACTTTGCTTATGCCAACCCATGAACGCTTGAAACTTTTGCGTGAGGGGAAATGTGTATTATGTAAAAAGTGCAAAGGAAAGATGATAGCAATAGGAGATTGTAAAAAAACAAATACTTTTCAATGCGAAAAGTGTGGTAGTCAGCTAATTGTCGATTAGGTAGTTGAATAATATTATCGCATTGAAGAACGAGGTAGAATATGAGAGCGAAAGATGACCTTACATATCAGGAATATAAAGATAGTGTAGAATCTAATATGAGCCTAATAAAACATTCTGGTTGGACTGCGAGACAGGTTACTGACTGGATGACAGAAGAAGACAATGAATTACTTGTTGGAACATCAGAAGCACTCTGGATTATTTCCATCGGTGCTTATGAGGTGGAACATGATATTTTAGAAGAACGAGTATTAGAACAGTTGTCCTATCATATTCCACGTTACGAGATGGGAAAATATAACGATATCACACCAGAAGAAAGAGAACTTTTAGAAAAGGATATTACATATATTCTTTCTAAAGTGGAACTTTGGAAGCTAAAAGATTATGATTAACCGAGATTAAGAGGTATATATGGACAATTTTAAAGTGATCTATAAAATTTTATCAGTTTTGGAAAAATCAATGGATTTAGAACAATGCAATCCGGAAAGCATCAGTGCAGAAACATTGAGAATTTCTCGAGAACGATGGAATAAATACATTGAAATGCTGTCAGATGCTGGATACATCAAAGGTGTACAGATTAAAAAGTTTGTTACTGGAGCAACTTCACTTGACATTAGAAACATCAGTATCACTCTAAAAGGTCTTGAGTATCTAAGCGAAAATACAATCATGCAGAGAATGTACAAGACTGCTAAGGGAATTGCAGAATTAGTTCCGTAAAAAATAAATAACAGGTGTATTACCACTAACCGATACAGGTTGGTGGTTTTTTTATGCCTTTTTTCGGCAGGCATTAAAGAACCGGATATATCCCATACCGCTGAAAGAGCGGTCAATAAATGATTTCAGGAGGAATGTAGCATGAAAAATATCTATGAGATTCTTAAAGAATTTGGACTTGAACTTCCGGCAGAGAAAAAAGCAGACTTTGAAAAAGCATGGAAAGAAAATTATCGTACTAAAAATGAGTATGATAATGCAGTTACGAAGAGAGATGAGTATAAATCCTCTCTTGATACTGTAAATGAAAGGCTGAAAGAATTTGACGGAGTGGACGTAAAAGACTTACAGAGCCAGATTACAAAGCTTCAGGGTGATTTACAGGCAAAAGACGCAGAATATGCCAAGAAAGAGGCAGAACGTCAGTTTACCGGAGAATTAAGTGCTGCAATTAAGAAAGCCGGAGGCAGAAATGAGAAAGCAGTTATGGCAATGCTTGACATGGAAACACTCAAAGCATCGAAAAACCAGTCTGCCGACATTGAGGCTGCGATTGGAGCGGTAAAAGAGTCTGATGCTTATCTGTTTGGTTCAGATGAACCGTTTAAGAATCCAGTAGGTTCAACCGGAGGAAACGGTGGCAGCGGCGGAGCAGATGGAGTGTCTGCGCTTCGTGCCGCTATGGGACTTCCGGAAAACAAATAAGGAGAAGTTGAATGCCAAACGCAATTGAATTAAGAAAACAGTACTCAACCCTTTTGGACGAGGTCTACAAGTTATCCTCTTTAACAGCTGTGCTGGATGGAGCAAATAACTTGGTAAAAGAGGGTGCAAATGCAAACGAAATTTTGATTCCGAAAATGACTATGCAGGGTCTTGCAGATTATTCCAAAATAAACGGATATGCGGCAGGAGATGTTACATTAGACTATGAAACTAAGAGATGTACTTATGACCGTGGTAGAAAGTTTGTTGTAGATGCAATGGACAATATTGATACAGCAAGTATCGCATTTGGTAAATTATCCGGTGAATTTCTTAGAACACAGGTTGTCCCGGAGCTGGACGCTTATCGCCTGTCTGCTTATGCACAGACAAAGAATGTAGAAACAGTAAGTGCAGATATTGCAGATGGAAAGGCAGGACTTGCAGCACTTCGTGAAGCAAGAAATCACATTGAAAATGCAGAGGCAAATCTTGCAACATGCTATCTGTTTATTAATCCGGCACTTTACGGAATGATTGACGACTTAGATACAACTGCATCCAGAAAAGCACTGGAGGGATTTGCAGGAATCGTAAAAGTACCATCAGGAAGGTTCTTTAATAAAGTAAAACTGACTGCTTCCGGAGCAGGTGGATTTACAAAAGATACCGGTGCACTTGCGATGAACTTTATTGTGATTGACAAACAGGCAGTTATCCAGTATCAGAAGCACACTGTTTCCAAAATCTTTTCACCGGAACAGAACATGAACGCAGATGCATGGCAGTTTAACTATAGAACTGTCGGTATTGCAGAAACTTATGACAACAAAGTAGACGGTATTTATGTACATACAGCAAAAACCGCTAGTTGATGAGATTATGAAAGTAGATTATAGTTTTTATATTGAAAGGTTTGGAGGAAGTCAGGTGCCAGAAAGTGCCTGGCTTTCTTTGGAATTGAAAGCAGAAAAACGTCTGGAACATTTCAGCTTTGGAAGAACTGCATGTGACTGGTCAGAAAAAGACTGGGAACAAAATGCAAAGTATGCAATCTGTGAAATGGCTGAGGCAATGCAAAAGAGAAAGGTAAGAGGAAATATTGTATCGGAAAATAACGATGGATATTCCGTCAGCTATCAGACAGAACAGACAGAGGAAGAGTTTGAGAGTCGTTTATATCAGATTGCAAGTACTTATCTAATGTCAAGTGGTATTTTATACATGGGAGTGGATGAGGAATGATTGTAAATGCGGATATTACCCTTTACAACCGAAGATTAGATAAGACAACACGACAGTACATCTATAAACGTACCGTGCTTTGTGGTGTGCATTGGTACACAGACCAAAAGGTAGCGGTGAGTGATAAAGGCTTAGATAGTGCAGATTCGATAAAGATTCGTATTCCGATGGCAGAAAGAAGAGAAACGTTCTTAGAGCCGGAAGAATATGCAAGAAAAGAAGATGTGACAGGCTTTTTCACTGCTTCAAATGGGGATGTGTTTGTAAAAGGAATCTTAGAAGATGAGATTGCAAAAGAATCCGATTTAGAGAAGAAAGGCTTGCTGTTTGGAAGAATCTTAAGCCACTCAGACAATCGGAGAGGGTTAGAACCTCATATCCGGATTGGAGGCGCATAATGTCAAAGACAAGAGTGCGAGTTGAAATGGACGACGAACAGAAAATCCTGTTAAAACGTTCTTTAAATAAAAATGGAGCAGGACAAAAGTTCGTCACTCATGAAGTGAGACGTTTGTGTGTGCCTTATGTCCCGAAATTAAATGGACCACTTGAAAATACAGCTGTAGAATCAACGACCCATATTACTTACGGTCAGTCTTATGCAAGACGTCAGTACTATGAAAATTCCGGAAAGAACCGAAGTAAAGCACCACTTGCTGGTAAAGAGTGGGATAAGCGAATGTGGGCAGACAGAGGAAACGAAATTGTAGAATCTACAGCAAAGTTTTGTGGAGGTAAAAGAGGATGAGTGTAATTAGTGCTATCCGGGATTTCATTACAACGTGTCCGTATTTGGATGAGTTTGAAGAGACGTTTTCAAAGGTAGATATTGACTTCTTGGAAGAAAAACCAACAAATTATATGGTTGAAGCTGTACCAGCAGAGCCGATTGTGAAGCGATACACAAATGGAGACAGCATAAGACGTGTTGCATTTCATTTTTGTAGCAGAGTGTTCTGGGGAGATATGGAAAATATTGATACCTCGGAATTTTACGAACACTTTCAGGAATGGTTGGAAGATTGTACACGAGATAAAGTTTTTCCGGAACTTAGCAGTACAAAAGAAGCTCTTTCCATTCGAGCAACGACAAATGGATACATGATAGATGCCGAAGCAAAGACCGCTCGGTATGCAATCCAGTGTGAATTTATTTATTTTCAAAAAAGGAGACAGTAAATTATGGCAGTAAAACAGAGATATCAGGAAGCGGATTACTTAAATGTAGGAGCAGGAACAGACCAGTACGTGCTCATGGGGACCGGATTTACAAAGGTTGATGATAGCCCATCCGCACAGACTACTTCAAAACGGTATGTAAACAATAAATCTACAACAAAGTCTATCGGCTCTTATGACTGGTCTGCTCCATTCGAAATGGACATGATTGAGACAGAAGAAGCAGTGAAATTTATTGTAGACATTGGTAGAAAAGAAAAGACAGGACCGGATGCAGAAGCGGAATATATCCGTGTAGACCTGGCAGGGGCAAAAACTGCAAATGGATATCCAGCAAGAAAAAGAAGTGTAGCGATTGAAGTAGCTGAATTTACAGACAATGATGGAGAAATTACAGGCTCTGGAAACTTACTTGGTAAAGGTGACTGGGTGTTTGGATATTTCGACCCTGAGAAGAAAACCTTTAAAGAAGATGCGGGGGAGTAAAATCCCTCTCTTCTAAGCTGACAAAGGCAGTAAAAAGAGAGGCAGTAAAGAATACTGCCGAATTAAAACAGGAGGAAAAGGTAAATGGAGATTAATGGGCTTACATTGAATCTGAATGTGTTTGAAGCAAATCAGGCACAGAAACTAATAGACAGTTATGAAAGTGTTGCAAACGAAGCAAAAAGAGCACAAGGAAAGAGTTTACCAGAACAGATTAATATCCAGTGCGAAGCTATTAAAGCGGCATTTGACTATATTTTCGGAGAAGGTGTTGGAACAGCTGTGTGCGGATATGAAAATGATTTATTAAAATGTATTGATGCTTACACTGCACTTTGCGAAGAAAAAGGAAAACAGGAGCAGGTGATGAATGAGAAAACGAATCATCTGTTAGCACTGTATTCGGAATAAAATATGAGTTTTTTGACAGAAAAACCGCCAGAAAATTTAGAAGTAAATGGTGAAAAATATCCAATCAATACAGAC